GCCATCAGCACAAACAATCCAATTTCACTTGTTGTCATTTTCTTGCTCCCGTTTCTGGGAGCCGTGTCTCAGCTCCCGAAATAGAGAGTGACAGGCGCAACCGACATTTTCAAGAATCACGCCTAGATTGCGGCGTGTCGCTACCGGCAAAACGCTTTTCCAATGCCTTTTCATACTCTGATTTGTGTTGCTTATCTTTTAGCCCATTAGATGCCAAAACGCCGCCCAATGATCCGGTAAGAAAGATAGCCAAGGTTTTAAGCAAATCAATAAAAGCTGCATCATTGGGAGCTTGACCGCCAATTGGCTGAGTCACAAAAATCAATGCGTATGTGATGCCTAATGTGACAATCAAAAACACAAACGACAAAACCGAGCCAATCAGAAACATCAGCCGTGCCTTAATATCTTCTTGACTTAAACGCTCTTTACTTTTCAAAGCCATCACCAATTAAATCCTCGGTGCAAGTGCCGGTGACTTTGCATGCCGGCTTTTGGCACTCTGGGTTTTCCCAATTTTCATGCAGTTGGCACGGGTATCGAACCCATCCTTGATAACCACACCCGGCAAGGCCTAGCGCAAGAATGAGAGCTAAACCTGCCGCGTGTAGTTTTTGAATCACTTCTTGTGACCAAATGCCACATCGTTGGGATTAGCCCATCGAGCTAGTACTGGCACAAGGCCAGCAACCAATCCCAATGCCAAATCCTTTGGGTTTGTATTGCCTGTCATATAAACAGCCAATGCACCAGCAACCGAGCTTCTCGCCCATGATGCCAACATTGCTTTTGCTTGCTCCATTATGTTCCTCCTTTGGGTCTTTCCGGTAGATCACCAGAAAATGAGACATAAGCCGGTCGGCCATATCCCACAACAAATGACCGCGCTCCCAAGGTGCGTGATTTGACCATCACTTCACCGCCGTTTCTTTGATCTCCAGCTCCCGATGTGTTGCCTTCAATTGTCACAATCTGTTTGTCCGATACTCGGATCACTAAACCAATGTGATTGATTGTTATCTTGTCATCAATGATGAAATCAAAAAACACAAAATCACCAATTTTTGGCGTTTCATGCCATTGCTTGTTTTTGCTAAATGCCAACGCTCCAGCTTTTGTGCTGACCACATTTGGCACCTTTACACCAGCTTGATCCGCGCACCAATTAAGAAATGACCCACACCATGGCAGCTTGTCGGCATTCATGTGTTTGCCATACTTTGTCTCGTTTTGTCCAGTTTCCGCTGTGCCAACCTCGGCGAGCGCAACCTGAATCAAACGGGGCAATGTGCCTTGTGGGAATGTCACGACAATAAAAGCTTCGCTTCATCGGCAGTTATGCCTAATTTAGCTAGTAATGCCGCTTTATCGGCTTCCGCTTTTGCTTTGGCTTCTCTACGCTTTGCGCCTTCAATTTCTGCTGCTTTGACTTCTGCTAATTGTGCAGGTGTGTAATCCTTAAAAGTTTCTTCACCTGTAATTGCATCAACGATTTTTTCTTGGTATTTTGTCATTACGCTGCTCCATATACATAGATTGTTCCTGTGTCAAAAGTGCCTGAGCCTGTAATAAGGCTTACGGAAGAAATAACAGATGTGCCTGTATAACTGGAAGTTGCTGAAACATTTCTTGTGCTAGTTGTTCCATTATAAGCCGTATTGTATTGAATAACTTTCATTCCTGTTCCATTAGCCCCAGAGATAAGAAGTCTCATACCGCCTTGGTCAGCAGCAAGAGAACCTGGCTCACCAAGATAAATACTTGTTGCACTATTAAAATCTTGATAAAAAGTAATAACATCGCCATCTGGTGGAGATACTGTTGTGCCGACGCCTGAATACTTGGCAGTTGTATCTGAGTTCAATCGCATAGACATTGCCGGATAAGTGGTATTTGTTGAAACATTGTCACAAATAATCATTAGTTGGTTATAACCTGAAAGACTTGAAACTGTGACTGTTGAACCTGATAAGGCAGTTGATGAAATCAAAGTAAAGTTTTGAGCAGCAGCACTTGCACTTGCCCATTCAGGTGCAGTTGCTCCTGAATTGACTTTTAAAACTTGTCCAGCTGTTCCAATTCCTAATCTAACCGGAACAGTTGCATTGCGATAAATAATGTCACCAGCAGTTGTTACTGTTGTTTTTGCAATTGCACCATCAGCAAGATCATAGGCTGATTTTACAGCTGTTGGTGTTGCAGCCAAGATTGATGATGTTGTGGATGTTGAATCCGAAAGCTGCACAGCTCCTTTTTGGGTAGTCAATGCATCTTGAATGCCTACTGTCACGGCTCCGGATGAGCCGCCGCCTGTTAATGGGGTTGTGGCTGTGATTCCGGTTATATCGCCTTGATCGTTTGGAATCCAAGTAAAATCCATGTCGGTTGCTGAGTTTTTTGAAAGAATGTAGCCGGAAGCTCCACCTAATAAATCAGCCATTGATGTTGCAACAGCTTGACCAAAGACTTCAAAGTCAGCAGGTAAATCCGTTACCAAATCTGTCGGGCTTGGCATAATCCACGAAAATGGGGTTGTGGGGTTTGACACTTGTTTTCTCCTTACGCTACGACTAAGGCGGTTGCCCAATCTAGGCTTCCGCTGATTGTGTTCCATGCTTCTGCCGCTGATACATCTTGCCATTGCATGGCTTGCAAGCTAAATGACAGCGGAGAAATTATTGCGGTAACTGACACAGAATTGTAGGAGGCACGCCATGACCAGCCTTCAACAAATCCCAGATATGTGCCTGATGCCATATTGAGCGGCAAATCTATAATGCGTAATGGCAAACCCATAAAAATGGCAATTAAAGCATCTCGGTCAGTATCGTCAATTTCAGAGTTTGTCAGCTCAAATGTGATTTGGTTGAAATTAGCCTCTGGGTAGGCTCTAAGCGTCAAATAAAACGCTGCCTGATCCTCGGCATCCACTTGGTGTTTTACTGTTGTTGTGATGATTTGAGCTAATTTGCCATACGCCAAAATTGAATCTGCATCGCTGTCTGTGACCTCATTTGATGAATTGGTGCCATATTTCAACACAATTTCGTTTCTGATGTCACCAGCTCGTGTTTGCACAAAAAGTGAATTGGCTAAAGCTTGAGCTGCCGATACATCGGTGTATCCGTTTGTGGCCAAATAAATTGAGCGATGATCTGCCGAGGCATAGGATATTCGGCCTTGGGCATCCTCGTACAAATAACCCAATCCCGATGTTGCCAAAGCTGAAACCAATGAATAAACATCAATGGTGGATGATGATCTAGCTGCTAATTCATAGCTACCCGGTGTGTCAATTTCACCCAATCCGCTATTTTCTGCATCCTGCCATTGAGTTGTTTGATCATAGGTTGCCCATGTCAAAGCCGCTGGCACTTCATTCCAAGAATTAACCAGCAAATCTGTAAGAATGGTTAAAATCTGATCACCATCAAAATCCTGTGTTAAAACGCCATCAGTCAATGCTTTTGGCAATCTAGCCAAAGCTCCCACCGCTGTGATTCTGACCGATTGATTAATGCCAACAACACCCGATGCAGCTATGCCGATGCCTAAATCAACGACTGTGCCGCCAAAGATTGGCACAAATGTAGCTGTGGAATTTTGCAGTTCAATTGTCACAGAATCATTGATTTCAATGTCAATGTCGGATTGATCTAGATTAATCAGCTCAAGAGTTACATAACCAGCATTGGCTTGCTCATAAATGTTTGTACGACCTGAGGTTGTAGAAAGATTGGCCAACACATAATTTGTGTATTGAATACCATCAATTTTAACTCGCCAAATTGGATTGAAAATTGTCATAAATAAACCAAATTAGCTGCTCCGTTTGTGCCTCTAAAAGTTGAGTTATTGAGCGCATTGGCTGTCGCTCGGCTAAATGCCTCCTCATCAATAATTGATGGAGCATTGACATTTATTGTAATTCCACCTTGGGCTGCTAATCGTGCAGCGTTTTGAGAGTCTGTAAAACCGCCGCTGCCTTGAGCCGCCAAACGCGCTGCATTTTGGGAATCCGTGAATGCACCAGCAATCGCTTTTGTCGCTACGGCAGCCTTTGTGACTGTTGATGCCGCTTCATTAAGAATTGTGTTGGCTGTTGTTCCACCGGTCGTTGCACCGGTCGTTGCACCGGTCGTTCCTCCGGTTGCTTTACCACCTGAAATTGCGCCCGGTGCGCCTGATGTTGCAAAACCTCCGCTTCCACCAGTTGTTCCGATTTTTGAAATTGGGCTTATGTCTGCACCCGGTTTGACTATATTGGCAGCACGAATTGCAATGTTGGCAAGATCAATTGCCGTGTTAATTAATCCTTTTAATGCTCCAACGACATTTGCAAAAACATTAAGAACAACGCTGGCAATGTCTC